CCTACAGTGTCAACCTCAAACGGTAACGTTGATTACTTCGGTTACCAGTTAGCAGTACATAAGTATAACTTGAGCCTAATGGCTAAGGGGATACAGTGTAGAGGTGTTAAGTTAAGGGATCTAAAACAGTATTACGGTTTAAAAGGTAGAACAGCAGCCGATTGCTTACCTCAATTCCTGATGATGGTTGAAGGGTACAAGTTACAGTTCCAAGGTAAGTAAATTAAAACGGACGGGGCATAGCCCCGTTCGTATATTCAATTAACCAAAAAATCAAAACATATGAACGTAAACGATTTAAAACCAAACCATTACATCTTCGGGAACAAAGGCAACGTATGGAGTAATACAGCCCATATAGCTAAATCCGATTTCAGCGGACGTACACTCTGTGGGGTGCCAATGTTAAGTAACAATTGGGCTCGTATTGAGGAAGTAAAAACAATCGGATGTGCTGAATGCTTAGCTAAGTATAATGATAATGAGGATTACATCCAGCAATTAGCTAAAAATATGGCAGACGCAAGCAAATAACCAGATGCCCGGTCTAATGCCCCAGAGTACAGGAGGGTGCCCGTAAGGGCACCTTCCGGCGTCTGTGTGGGGGAAGGTGCGCGCGCGTGGATCCTTCTGGATCCTCTGGGATCCCCAAGAGAGGACGATCGATAGCGGTCCGATGGCGGTGTGCGCGCGGAATGCTCCCACGCCAATTGCGGTCCATCGATGGCGCGACAATGGTGCGCGAAAATGCAGCGTATTCTCAACGCGCAAACGATCTTTAACCATCGACAGTATATACGCATATATCCCCACAAGCGAATCCAAATTTCCGAAATAACCCTTTTGAACCACTTTTGCAAAGCCGCAAAATCACCTTTTAACAAATTTTTCACCGTACAAAAATTATATATTTATTGCCGAAAATCAAACGCCATGAAATCCTTATTACTTACAGCAATTGTTTTGCTCAGCACCCTTATGCTTAGTGCTCAATGTAAAGATGTTTTCGGCAAACCTTGTCCATGTCCCATAGAACAAGACAGTTTAGATTTATATAATAACGCTATTAAAGTAGATGATTATTATAAAACTAACCCAAACTATAAAAAAACAGATTCTATATTAGTACTATCCGAAATGGATAAACTAGACGTGTATACCCAATTAATATCAGCACGAAAAATGTATTTTACCGTAAGACGATCAATTCCGTGGTCATTTAAATTTAAAGATGTTGAGTTTAAAGATTACTATCAAAAAGTAAGTGATATTAAGTTTAACCAACGTGAACTTGAAAATCAAATGATAAATATAAATGCACCAATTTCTATGTATGATATCAGAATAATCCCTACTATAATCAACAAATATAGATGTGCTAATGAAAATAACATGTATTACGGTGATTTAGTTAATATTCCTATGTATGAACCAATTATGGTTAAACCAGATAGATTACTTACAATTGAAGAAAGAAAAATTAGATATGATAGATTAGGACTAATGCCACCAAAATATCAACTTAATCCCGCTCCAATAGTATGGGTTAAAACATCATCTACAATAACACCTAACTTACCTTCAGGTTGTGTTAGTGGTTATATATACGGGCCAGATCAAAGCTTAATAGGTGAAATACGTAATGAAGGTAAAGAATTTTGGATTGATTATTCTACATATGCTGTTATGGCTAGAAAAAGAGAAGATGTAGTTTTAATTAAAAATAGACCAGCATTACAAATATATGTTGATAGATTAGTAGGTAGAGGATCCAACTATTGTAAAATAAAAAACTAGGAGGGGCATATCTAAATTATTATATTTAGTACACATATACATTATAAAATGCATAAAAAAACAATAACAGACGTTTTCTTAACGAAAGAAGCGTTTATCCAATATTCTATACGCTTGCGAGAAGAGCAAGCTAAAGCGCATGGTATGACGCTTGAACAATGGGATAATGCTATTGCTACTCAACAGACAGTTAGCCCTAATACCCAGCAATCTACTGAATGGAATGGTCCTACATCATCATTTAACGGATAATAAATTATGAAACGAGTTACGATTGAAGAATCACACTATTATATTAAATTAAATACAGGTAATGCACGTAAAGCCGATGCGTTCGTATTAATACCAGATAAAGATGGCTGGGATCACGTACAATATCTTGCTAATGCGATAGTAGACCCATCCGGTGCTACTCGTCCTACGGAGTATGTTTATGTTTTAGTTAACAAATCTGTTCCTAATATGGTTAAGATTGGTATGACTACAACTACTCCTGATGCTCGTGCTAAGGAAATTTCTTCTGCTACCGGAGTAGCAGTTCCTTGGATTCCTGTTTATTGGTTTAAGTGTTATCGTTCTGATTTGTTAGAGGCTGAAGTACATAATTATTTTAAAGAATATAGAGTTAATCATAAACGTGAAATGTTTGAGGTAGATTCGTACACTGCACAACGTGTTATTGAGGATCTTGGATATAAGTATTCTACTGCGTTGTGGGATCACAACAGGCTGTGATCATTTAATATTTATTGATATGAAAACATACAAAATTAAACTTGAAGATAAAGCTGCTTTTCTAAATCGTTTAGAAAAAGCTGAAGTTAATGTTGGTAGTTATGAAATTGTGGATAATAAGTTAGAAGGTTATTTTGAAATTACATTTACCACACCAGAAGATGAAGAAAAGGCAAAAACAATTCTACGCCAATCTCCAAAAATTAATAAGGTTACAGAAATGATACGCAGAATGGTTCGTGAAGAATTATCAAAATAAACTTGGAAATATAAAAAAAATCTCGTAACTTAAGCCTACGTGCGGTTTAAAAAGGTTAAGGGGAAAAGAGAATGGAAGAAAGAAATGAGGGAACAGAAATGGGCGTATATTTATATATAAACATATATTATGAGATACAAAAACAATGTATTAGAAAAATTAGGACAAATTGACGTTATTGCTAATCGCATTAATGTTCAAGTAAACAGAGGTGGAACCCAAGATCAAGTTCTTGAATCTGTTGAACTGTTAAAAGAAGCAATAGAAAATGCTAGATCAATGGTTTCTATTGAAGCGGATGATTTTGATCAACAATTTAGACCACAATAATAATTTATGCAAACAGTTTTATGGGTTATATTAGTTCATGTTATTGAATTAGCAGGTATTGCTTTTTACTTAATAGTTAGAAAAAATAAAAAATTAGAACAAATAGTATTAAGTCAACAACAAACTATTGATGCTATTTCTGTACTTACAAGTAAAATGGACGATTCCTTTAAACAGTTAGATGGAAGAGTATGGGTTGGAGAAGATGAAGAGCTTAAAACTATGTTTGATGAATTAAAAGAAGTTCAATCTATTTTAAGTTCATTGAAGTAGATTTGGTTATGGTATTTTCTGTTATTATATTATAGCAAACAGACTATATTATGACATATTTCTATGAAGAAGAACAACATGATGAATTTTTAATTAAGGAAGACGAAGTTGTTGCTCTAAATAAACGTGGTCAACCACGTAAACGTAAACCTAAAGAACCTCGTATTTACTTTACTGAGGATACTGAAAACGCTATTGTTGAATATCTTTCACTTACTGATCAATCTCAACGAAATCGATTATATAGTGATAGAATTCAATATGCTTTCTATAAACTTGCTGAAAATATAATTCATACATTTAAGTTTTATTATACCGACTCAGATACAATTGAGGAACTTAAGCATGAAGTTGTAACATTTCTACTCGAAAAACTTCACTTATATAATCAGGAAAAAGGTAAAGCCTACTCTTATTTTGGCACCATTGCCAAACGCTATCTTATTGTCTACAACGAAAAAAACTACAAGAAACTTCAGGAATATACTGAATTAGACGAAGTTAATGATGAATCTCATATTTCATATGAAGATGTTAATAATATTAGTCCTAATTTAGAATATAATGATTTTATTGATCAGTATGTTCGTTACGTAGATAAGCATTTATTTGAGATATTTCCTAAAAAACAAGATCATAAAACAGCAGACGCTATTCTTGAATTATTTCGTAAACGTGAATCATTAGAAATATTCAATAAAAAAGCCCTATACATTTATATCCGCGAAATTACAGACGCTGCTACTCCCCAGATTACTAAAGTAACTAAAAAATTAAATGATTTACGTATTCGTCTATATAACAGATATTACGAAAACGGACATATATAAGGATTTAGTTAACTATATTTATTGATAAACGCGACTTATGGCTAATTTTGATGATATATTATTATTTGATAGTAAATCACTAGGTGATATTTTTAAACAGATTCATAAAAATAATAAGGATACTGATAAGCAGATTAATGAGTTAATTGATGCTCTCAAACCATTAGCATCATCTAATGCCGGCTCGGCAGTGATGTTAATGCCTACTGTTAAGGATTTAATTGATGTTAATGTAAAAAATAACGAACAATTAATTAAAATGGCAGGTATTGCTCAAAGAGCAGCAACAGCAACAGTATCCGATAATGGAGGATTTGATTTATTTAATTCAGATGAAATTCAACAATTACTAGAAGAACAAAAAGCAATTAAAGATGAAGGTAGTAAATTGTTAGAACAAACATCAACTGTACAACATCAAATAGAAAATAAATGAGGATAAAAGAAAATTTAGGCGGTATAGTAAGGGCAACTGGAAACATCCCTCAATCTGCTCCTAATTCTAAACCACAAATTGGTAAGGTATATGGTGTTGTACTAGATGAAAATACACCTAATAATATTTTATTTAACAAAGCGGGTGGATGGAGTGGAATAGGTTCTGTTTATTATTTAGAATACAGTGCTGGTAAAAATCTAGATACAGTTAATTTAAATGAATGTAAACTCGCTAGACCTCTTCAATCTCATATCCAAAATTATCCTTTAATAGGAGAACTAATTCTTTTAACAGATGCTCCTGCTCCTACAAGTCAAACTAGTAATACATCAAATCAAAAATATTATGTAAGTGTTGTAAATGTATGGAATAGTAATCAACAAAATTCACCAAGTGGTGAGTTTTTAGGTAAAACCTTTACAGAAAATGCAGATGCTAGAAATTTAAGAACATTTGAAGGAGATATAATATATCAAGGTAGAAAAGGTAGTGGATTAAGATTCGGAAGTACAACAAAATTATATTTAAATGTTAATGAATGGAGTACTGTAGGAAATGATGGTGATCCTATTACTATATTAACTAATGGATATGTAACTAAAGATACTAAGTCTTTAATTCCCATTGTTGAAAAGATAAATGAAGAACTATCTGCTGCTTATTTTACATCAACCCAAATTCTTCCCTTACAACCGGGAGCTAGTATAGTTAATCCTAGAGTTAATACTATATTACCTAAAGATTATAGATCATCTCAAGTAATATTAAATGGAGATAGAATTACTCTTAATTCTAAAAAAGACGAAGTATTATTATTTGCTAAAACAAATATTGAATTAAATAGTGATAATGTTATTAATATAAATGCTGGAAGAGTAGCTCATATATTTTCTCCTTCTATTGCTTTAGGAACAAAACCAGATGGATCTTATCCTGATGAACCTTTATTATTAGGAAATAAAACAAAAGAATTACTCAAACAATTACTATCAGTATTATCTACCCTAGGTAATGATTTAAAATCAGTTGTAACTCCAATACCTGGATCTCCTTTAGTAGGAGTAAATGTAGCTGGGGTTAACTTAGCAGCTAGTATACAAACTATGCAGGATTTACTTAAAGATATAGCTTCCACTAATAATTTTACCGTATAATGGCCACTACTATAGTACCTACTAATCCAAATACCCCTACACCCCCAGCAGTCCCTGGTAATGTAGCTTCTTTAGCTAATCCTAATACATTATCTAATTTAAGAAATTCTGTTTCTCCTCAAACCTTTGGAGATCAAATTAAAAATCAAGCTAAACAACAAATAATTAAGGCTGCTACTAATTCTCCATTAACTAAATTATATGAAGAAAAAGCAAGTTTAATTAAGGAAGAGATACAATTAGATATAGATCATCAAAAAGCACTAGCAAAATTAACTATTCAACATACTCCTACTGTAAAAATAGAAAACGGACAAACAGTAGAAGTTCCACCTAGACTAACAGATCAAGAATATAATGATGCTGTTAATGCTGAAAATACAGCTTATACAGAGGCAAAGAAAAACATTCAAATTAGAAAAGAAGCTAATCAAAAAGCAATAGATGATGTAATTAAAGATCCTTTTAAAAAACAAAAAGATAAATTAAAAGCATTAAATTTAAAAATAGATAAAGATAAAGTAAAAGGTAAAGCAGCTGGAGTAAAAGCAGATATTCAAAGAAATATTAGTGCTCTTAAACATCCTAATCAACCAGAAAAAAAAATAGCAATTGCTTTATCTATTATATTAACAGCAATATTAATTAGAATATTACAAGAACAAAAAGAAAAATTACAAGATCTAGTAGTAAAAACAAATATTATAATTGATAATGCTACTACAAAAGATCAAATAAATCAAGCTATATTATTAAAAAATAAAGCTGTAACTATTATAAATAGTCAACAAAGAAAAATAGAAAATATAAGAAATATACTTACTACTATAAGTTTAATACTAGAAATATTATCTTTACTTATAATAATTTTAACCCCTCTTATTATTTTAAATCCAGGACTAAAATTAGTTATTGATAAAATAAAAACAATAATAGAAGCTATAAATTCAATTTTAGTTATAATTATTCCTTTATTAAATTTAGCAATTGATGATTTAAATAATTTAAGAAATCAACTGCACGATATATTTGCATTAGTAGATGTAGCGGCGGCCGCTACTATTCCTAATATTAATTCTTCATTAACATTTGGTACAAGTGGAGATAATGGTAGTGGTTTCCCTGATTATAAAGGATTTAAATTTGCTCTTAGAGAAGATAGTGGTCCTAATGCTGTAGTAGTAGCAGGAAATAAACGCCACTATGCTGTAGCCATTGATACTAATAATGTAGAAGTATTAAAAAGTGAATTATCATTTACATTAGATCCAAATGATTTAATAGATCAATTAAAATTAGTAATAGATCAACAAAACTTAATAGCTTAAATATTTATTTATATGAACGTAAAATTATTCAAAAAACTTATTAGAGAAGCAGTAATCGAGGCTCTTCATGAAGAATTACCTGATATTATTAATGAAACATTAGCTAAACAAAACAAGCAACCACTACGTGAAAATAAAACGTTTAATTTTACTAGTGCTGATGTAGCTCCATTATCCGGAGATGTACGTAGTTCATTAATGGCTAAACTAGGAGCTGAATTTGGGTTTCAACAACCCCAACAACAATCTTTAAAAGTTATAGATGCTGTTGATGAATCTACTGGTGAAAAAGTTAATCCATATTTAAATTTTATAGCAGACGCAGCCAATAATATGACACCAATGGATAAATCAGGATTACGAAATTTAGATATGTAATATGCCAATACCGCAAACAATACAGGTTAATCCATTAGATTTGCAAGGAAACATTGCAATTGGGGTATCTTTACCTTTTAATGGACCGGTTGCTTTTAATAGTACATATAGTACAGCAGACCAAGTTAAATCTAATTTAATTAATTTATTACTTACCAATAAAGGTGAGCGAGTAATGAATCCTGAATTTGGAGCTAATCTTAAAAGAGCATTGTTTGAAGGAATAGTAGAAGATACTGCTGTAACAATAAAAAATCTAGTTTATACTAATGTAGGAATATACATTCCCGAAATAACAGTAAATGATGTTAGAATAACAACAGATAAAGATAATCATACTATATCAGTAACTATAGTATATACTTTAAATATATCAGGAACATCAAGTCAAGTAACAGTACAATTTATATAAAATGACAGATAATAATAATGTATCATATTTAAATAAGACCTTTAGTGATTTTAAAGCTAATCTTATAAATTACGCTAAATCTTATTTTCCAACAACGTATAATGATTTTTCTGAAGCATCACCAGGTAATATGTTTATTGAAATGGCATCTTATGTTGGTGATGTAATGTCATTTTATTTAGATACTCAAGTACAAGAAAATTTCTTATTATACGCTAAACAAAAAGAAAATTTATATGCTTTATCGTATATGCTAGGATATAGACCTAAAGCATCATATGCTGCCGTTACTACAGTTGACATATATCAATTAATTCCCTTTTCAAATTCAGGGGGAACTAATGTTCCTAATTATAATTATGCTATTGTTGTTCCTGAAAATACTATTTTAACTGCTGCTAATTCAACTAAATTTTTAACTATAGAAAAAGTTGATTTTACTAATCCTAATAATACAGAAATAATAGTAGCTAATAACAATTATTTTCTTCTTAAAAAACAAGTAAAAGCAATATCAGCCGAAATTAAATCAATAACTATACCTTTTAGTACTCCACAGAAATTTTCTACAACTACAATAACTGATAATAATATATTACAAATATTAGATGCCACTGATGCTCAGGGTAATCAATGGTATGAAGTACCATATTTAGCTCAATCAACTATTTTTGATAAAATAGCTAATCCAACATTTGCTATAGATAACGTACCCTATTTAATGCAATTAAAAAGAGTACCTCGTAGATATGTCTCTCGTTTCTTATCAGATAATACATTACAAATAGAATTTGGAGCTGGAGTATCTAATAAGACAGACAGCACATTATTACCTACCCCAGATAATATCCAATTAGGATTAGTACCTGGTATTTCTACTTTATATAATAATTTCAATAAAGCATCTGCTTTTTATACTCAAGAGTATGGCTTAGCACCAAGTTATGATGTTACAATAAGATATTTAGTAGGAGGAGGATTAAATGCAAATAATGATATTAATAAAATTACTGTTATAGATAAGTCACAAATATATTTCCCTAGCTCAATAAATGACCCAGTATCTAATTATATTTTAAGTGGTATAGTAGTTAATAATCCTGTACCTGCTTCTGGTGGTAGAAATGGAGATCAAGTTGAAGAAGTACGTAATAATGCATTAAATGCATATCAATCACAGTTACGCGCTGTAACTAGAGAAGATTATATGGTTCGTGCTTTATCATTACCTTCTGATTATGGTAGTATAGCTAAAGTATATGTTACTCAAGATATGGTTCGTGAAATGATAGAAACGCAAACTGTAGCTACAACTGAAGAATTAAATCCATTATCATTAGATATGTACATATTAGGGTATGATTCAAATAAAAAATTAACAACAACTGCTTCTACACTAAAACAAAATTTAGCAACATATATTGATCAATTTAGAATGGTTACTGATGCTGTTAATATTAAAGATGCATTTTATATTAATATAGGTATTAATTTTGACATAGCTGTTAAAAGTGGATATAATAACAATACAGTTATTATGGATTGTATTTCTGCTTTAAAAGACTTTTTTAATATTGAAAAATGGAATATCAATCAACCTATTATAATATCCGACGTTCAATCTCAACTTCTTAATATAAATGGTGTACAATCTGTAATTAAACTTGAATTTATAAATAAACAAGACAATGCAGGAACTACATATTCTTTATATGGATATGACATACCTGGCGCTACCCGTAACCAAGCTATATATCCTTCACTAGATCCTAGTATTTTTGAAATAAGATACCCAGATACAGATATTCAAGGAAGAGTAGTAGCCGTTTAAACATTTAAAATATATAATATTTATATATAGTAATTAATTAATTATGGCTGTATATAAAATATTCCCTGAACAAAGTGCAACTCTTTATTCATATTACCCAAGTCTTAACTCAGGTAATGATGAAATATTAGATCTTAGCACATATCTTACTATTGATGGTACTAATCAAGTATCACGTCCTATCATTCAATTTTCACAAAATGAAATAGAAGATATATATTATAATAAAGTAAACGGGGCGGAATATGAAGCTCATTTACGTTTATCCTTAGCTAATGCTTCTCAAATTCCCTTAAATTATACAATAAATTGTTATCCATTATATTGGAGTTGGGATAGAGGAACAGGACGATTAGCAAATTCACCTATTACAACGGACGGAGCTGGATGGAGATGGTATAATTTTTTAAGTGGAAGTGCATGGTATTATCCTGATAATATACCCGCTCCCGGTCTTGATTATTATGATGATGGAACTAACTATGGAGGTGGAATATGGTATCAAGGTTATTCTGCTTATCAAGATTTTACTAATGTTACTTCTAAAGATATAGATTTAGATATAACAAGTATGTACCAAGGATGGATTGATTATACCATCAATAATGCAGGCGTTATATTAAAACATGATAATTCATTAGAATTTACAACATCTTCGTATTTTGAATTAAAATATTTCTCAGCTAATACTCATACAATATATCCCCCATGCTTAGAAATAAGGTGGGATGATTGGTCATATAATACTTCCTTAACAGTAGTAACATCACCTCAAATTGTAGCAACATTAGCTAATAACCAAAGTGAATATCAACAAGACTCAGTGCAACGATTTAGAGTAAACGTAAGGGATAGATACCCAGCTCGTGCATTCTCAACCACATCAGTATATTTAGTTAATAAAGCTTTACCTGAAGAATCTTATTATCAAATAAAAGATTTGGATACCGAAGAAATTGTCGTAGATTACGATACAACATATACTCAAATAAGCTGTGATGATACTAGTAATTATTTTGATGTATATATGAATGGATTAGAACCTGAACGTTATTATAAAATATTAATTAAAACTACTATTGATGGTACAACGTTAATACTAGATGATAATTATTACTTTAAAGTTATAAGATAATATGTCTCAAATTCCTATAGAAAAACAAGTATTTAATAAAAATGCCTTTGGTAAAGTAGTTGATACTCAATTTAGCTTCTTATTAAATAATCAAGCTGAAGAAACACCTGTATTTACTTTAGAGGATTTTTTTCAATTATATGAACAATTATTTTATCAAATTCCAAAGGAAGGTGATAGTAATTCTCATATGTATATTATACAAAAAGAAGCAGAATATCTAGGAATTGTAATTAATCAAGATGAAGTCCAGGCTTTATTACAGGAAATTACAACATTAAGACAACAAATATTAGATACACAAACAGCATTGGCTGAGATAAGCAAAACAACTAATAATGGCGGATAATATACAAATAGTAGGAAATATACTAGCATCTACTACGGTTTCTCGTTACAGTAGCAAAGACAATAAATTAATACCTTCAGAAACACTAAAAGAAGATTTTGGTGGTACTAATGACTATATTGAATTTTATATATATGATGCTGGGAATAATTTACTAAATATAAATTACAATTATCTTGATTATTATTTACCGCCATCAACAGGTCTAAACCCAGGAGTAATAACTCAACCTAATACTACTGGTAATATTCAAACAAATAATGTAGGAATTGACTCAACTCTAGCTCCTCAAACTAGCTCATTATATCCTATTATAGAAATTGACCCAGTTTCTGATTTACAAAATGCTGGGTATACATCAGGAGAATTTAAACTTAGATATAATCTATTTCAAAATAAGTTATCTAATTTTATTGATACCGCGTTATATATTAAAGAAATATCACCTGATAGAACTGAACTTAGATTAGCCTCTATTAGTCTTACCAATGATGAAATTGAAAGCGTAACACTTTCATTAATAGATAAAATAAATAATTCTCCATATTATGTTGATTATTTACTAAATTTTGGAGAAAATAGACAAGCAATAGCTATAAACATAGCCCTAAATAAGGATCCTGAAGGATACCAGGTATTAATTAAATTATATGAATCATTACCTGCGGAAATTCAAGAAAAAGATGAATTATGGATTGTAGAGGAAAAAGTTAGTCCTTATTTATTTGATATAAATTTAGATAAATTTGTCACTCCTGCTCCTCCTCCAACATTAAGAGGACCTAATTTAGACATTCCTATTCCTGATAAAGGAACTGTATCAACAGCGTATACTAATTACTCTAATGCTTTACTTAGTTTACAATCAATACAAAGTTCATCATATAATCAGATACTAAATTTAATGAGTACACAAAGTATTCAAATAAATGTAGATTATACTGATTTTAATAATTTTGTATTTTTTGGATCATCGTACCAACGTGTAGTTAACTTTTATAATAAGGTTAAACAAATTGAAGATTATACTAATAAAATAGCTCAATATACTCCTTATGTAGCTACAACAGCTAGCCTTCAAACAGAAATAAACACATATTCATCTAGTATAAATTTACTTATATCTCAATTTGATGGATATGAATCATATTTGTATTTTGAATCTAGTTCGTATACTTGGCCAAAATCAGGATCTCTTAAACCATATAAACTACTATCAACAGGCTCAGCAGCTGTATTAAGCTGGTACCCAGCTTTAACAGTATCTGCTTCATTATATGATAATAGTAATTATGATAATCTAATATATGCCGTTCCTGAATTTATAAAAGATGATGACAGTAATGCTCCATTTTTGACTTTCCTTAATATGGTTGGTCAATACTTTGACAACATATGGATTTATCTTAAAGCAATTACTGATGTTAATTTAGCAAATAATAACCTAAATAAAGGTATATCTAAAGATTTAGTATATGAGCAATTAAAATCACTAGGCATTAAATTATATAATAGCCAGGCTGGTGAATCTGTAGATCAATTTTTAATAGGTGCTAATACGGGCAGCTCAACTTGGGATAATAATACTACGATTACTGGTAGTTTCTTAAATAATATACCCCGTAAAGATTTATTATCGGAATTATATAAGCGTATTTATCATAATTTACCTTTATTATTAAAAACAAAAGGTACAGTTGCTGGGTTGGATTATTTAATGACTACATTTGGTGTTCCTAATGAAACATATTATACAATAACAAGTGGATCTATTCAAACAACTTGGTACACACCAACGGGTAGTTCTGTAACGGCTAGTATATTAAACGTTAAAGAATTTGGTGGTGGTACTAAAGCAGGACTAATTAATGGATATAATAATGATAAAGTAAGAATATTACCTAATCCTATTGCTCCTGGCTTACAAGGTAGTGTTTTATCACCACTATTAAGTTTACAAACATACCCAACAGCATCATCTCAGTTTAGAGAGAATGATATGAATTATGTAGATATATCATTTTCACCTGAAACTCAAATAGATACATATGCTTCTGGAGCTATAGCATCAAATAACCCAACTTGGAGTTTAGATGATTATATAGGTGATCCTAGACAACAATATAACTCTTCATACCCAGATCTAGATGCTCAACGTACATTATATTACCAAACAGGTGTTAGTGGATTTCCTGGATTTACAGGTTCATTATTAGATTATAATGGCTTTATTCGTTTAATACAATTTTTTGATAATGCGTTGTTTAAGATGCTTGGTGATTTTACTCCTGAACGTACAAGTCTATCAACGGGCGTTACTATAAGTTCACCTGTATTAGAACGTAATAAAGTATCATACGCTAATCCAACAACAAGCACTACACAAAGTGTATATGAAGCTAAATACCCCGCTTCAACTATATCATCTCAATATGGTAAGTTTTATAATAATCTATCTTCATCAAATGATACAGTAGCATGGTATGATGGTGAATTAAGTGGTAGTGAATTTGACATACATCATTACTTTACAGAAGCTAATTATAATCCTTACTTATTAGGTAATTATATATCTAAGTATACATGTAGTTCATGGGTTATTTATGGAAATTCTGGTGGAGGTACAATAACTTACACATTATGTGATAATACAGCTGTAACTCAAAGTATAGCAGACGGAGGTATAATAAATAATTTATGGCTTAAAGATGGAGAATCAATAACAGCAACCGGAGCAGTAACTTATCAACTAAGTAGTCCTTACCAAACTAAAACAGGAGTATCTATTTTTGATATAAATAACTTTAATCATACAGATTTTAATGTATTATTAAATAATGTATCTAAAAGTGTATCTTCTATATATAGACAAAATATAGAATATATTGGAGGTAGTTTTTTACCAACATCAAGTATATTATTTCCTGCTGAACTGCAAGATTCATACCTATCATTAAGATCATATAATATATCAAGATATGAAGGGTCTAAAACTACTAGTTTATTATATAATACATATACCGATGGAGATGATTCGTATGGTAAAACAGCAGCTATAGATCATAGTGTTCGTAAAATAGGAATATTTACTCAAATTGAATCTAGTTCACTTTTACCAAGACGAAATAGTGTACGATTAAAATATCTTGTTGATGAATTTGGAAGTTTAACAGAATTAAACCAAATTAATAAAAATTGGTGGGATGTTCAAAGAACATTCATAATGGGTAATACAGGTTCTGTAGCATTATTTGATAATAAAAAATATAGCAATCAAAAAGCTACTGACGGAAATAAATTAATATTTGATAGTGGATATACCTATTCCCCAGTATTATATGGTAATGGATATGATACAAGATTATATTTTGATCATACAACAGAAAATGCTTTATATCAAGGTACAGCTAATTTTTTAAGTTCATCCTATTATATATCTGGTAGTTCTACTTTGGGATACCCAATAGCAACTATAGGAGGTGTCCAACGTGTATCTAAATTATATAACAATGTAACAGAAGATCCAGCTCAAATGACAGGAGGAACATCAACTACTCTTCCATGTTATACTGTACCAGAAGGTGGTGCTTATCAAATAGATGCTGAGGCTACTGTAACAATGAAAAATACAGGACGTTATGGTAGTGCTTCATTTACATTACAATTATATAAAGGAGCAGCGACATACGGTTCTGGTGATACACAAGTATTTGAATTTACTGAACCAGCAACAACGTATAGTGTTTATACTGCACCATATCTTTTTACTAATGCTACTTCAATTAACTATTCTACAATTGTTACTAGTAATAGAATAATAACAGCAAGTAATGGAGCTGGATATTATAAAGTATTTCCTGCTGGGTCTCAATTTTATAAATTTTCTCAAGAATTTTATACTGTATTTAATGGATATCCTTCATGTAATGTTAGTGGAGTTACAATACATTCTGGTGATGGATATATAGCAGTTAACCCCCCTACAGGGTATAGTACTATTCTACCAGCATCAGCATCACAACCAGGTACAGCAAATGGTTGTGCTTTTGGTATTCCTTTAAAACGAGCCCAAACTAATTTTTACATGATACACATGCCTGGATTTTCAACTCCAGTAGGTGAACAAACAGTAACAAAAACATTTAGTATAAGCTTCCGTTCACCTTCTAATTTATCAGCAGGAGATAAAATATCAGCATCATTAAATGTTGATTATATAAAACCAACCATAGCACCATATTATACAGCATCTATTAATCCTAACTCTACATTTAGAGTAACTTCTTTAGCTAATAGTGTAGGAAATTATCCATTTACTCCTTTAGAATATTTTGCCGATCCATCAAATGATGATACTCCTATTTTAGATAACAATCAATTAGCCTTTAGTACTGGATTATCTTCTTTTTATAGTTCAGCATATCAATTTCTTCCTTACTATACATCAGGATCTAGAATATTTTCTTCTTCTTTATATTCTGAATATGGAGATGTAGATTATCCTTTCCAATTAGGAGTATATGATATATTTAGCGCTTACGACGTATCCGGTAGTTATTTTGAAACTAGAATTACCAATATTGAAACTATTATAGGAGGAACTAATTCTAATTACGTTGTTTTAACATTTGCTGACGATTTACCACCAGCAGTGTACTCTGGAACACTTAATGTACCTCCTGGACAATTATCTAATTTAACAGCGGCCGCTAATAAACCTGCTAGATTTTTATTTTTAAAACGATTAGAAGATGAAACTAATATATATTTGAAATTTAATAAACGTCCTGGATTAACTTCATATGGATTTATAATACCTAAAAATTTAGCAAAGGATGTTTTAAATAATATAGATACAATAACAAAAGAGGTAAAACAAAAACTATTGGCAGATCAACAAGGTACAACATCTTAAATTTTTAACATATTTATAGTATATACAATAAACAATAAAAAATGGCAATTTTAAATCCTACAACGGTAACAGTAGATGCGGTACTAACAACAAAAGGCCGCGAATTACTAGCTCGTAACGATGGTTCGTTTCAAATTACACAATTTTCTTTGGCTGATGATGAAATAGATTATACATTATATAATCCAACACATCCATCAGGATCCGCATTTTATGGTGAAGCAATTGAAGCAATGCCTATAATTCAAGCATTTCCAAATGATACTCAAATAATGCGTTATAAATTAATAACATTACCACGTGGTACATCACGTTTACCTGTTGTTAGTCTTGGATATAACACAATTACACTTAAACAAGGTGCTTCATTAACTATAACACCACAAACATTGAATTATTTAGGTGCTACAAGTACATTTGAAGCCAATGGATACGTAGCTACAATAGCAGATATTAGGTTATTATCAGCATTCCAAGGTACAGGTATTACAACTACACAAGTAGGCGATCAAGCACTAAATACAACATCAGGAGCTGTATTATCTAAATCAGCAATTGGTACATCATTTACATTGACTGGTACAACTGTTAATACATTATTTGGTAGTTCATTAACTACATTATCTACAACAATTACTGTAATTGGTAGAGATAGTGGTGCTAGAATTACTATTCCTATTAATATCGCAAAAGTATCAACACTATAATTTAAAATAAAACAACAATATGTCATTTTCAAGATACGCAACAGATGATTCAGTAATAAGTGCCGAAACCGTAGTTCGTGGTTTATGGACAGGAGACAATAACCAATTATCAACTTTTTATACAGCAAGTATATATACAGAATATTATTTAGATGTATATCAAAATGATCCATCCGCAACAACAGCATCAGTTCAATTTGATATCCAATATGGTCATATAGCAGGGTCAGGTTCATATCCTGTAAATCCTCTTGTTAGAGGATATTCCCCATCACGGATTATATATGGTCAGTATAGAAACTTAGTTTATGGTACTGAAGATACTAATTTTAGTTTTAATGGAGGTACCACAACAGCTCAGCAAATCTATGCAATCAATATTAATAGAGCAAATTATAAACAAGCACTAAATCCAGGCTCATTTAATTTAACTTTAGCAAGTGGTAGTAGCACTATTTATTTAACAGATGATAGTAATACAACAGCATTAACTCGTTTTATTGGTGAAAATAAAATATATTATATTATTACAGGTAGTAATGGTAATTATTGTACTTCTTGCAATAGCGGATCTATATATGGTATAATGCTACCAGATTTAGGAATAGTTATACTAGATGCTTCTGGTTCTTTAACTCCCTATATTCAAGCAGCTAGTTTATTAACATCCTCTAGACGAGATAACCATGTAAAATTATATAATTCTATTGTAGCAGGAACTAATTTCCAATTACAATCTCAAGAAGTAATATCATCACGTTATTTCTTTACACGTGTTAAAAATAGTGAATTTAATTATACAACAAACCCATCTATAATAGATGCAAGTGGTAATTTATTATACACTACATTAATTAATAATCCTCAAACATATATTACCACAGTTGGTATGTATAATGATAATAACGAATTATTAGCTGTAGCAAAATTAAGTAAACCATTAACAAAAGATTTTACCAAAGAAGCCTTAATTAGAATAAAATTAGATTATTAATGCATGTCATCATTCAAAAAATTAAACAAGGCGGACGTTACGACAGTAAATTATCATGCTAACAAGCAATGGCTATTAAACTATCCTAGCAGCTCTATAGATAATGACCCTAATCTTAGAATATATACAGGAACTTATATAACAGGTACTTTTTATTCTAATAATACTTCTATAGACCCATATACAGGAGGTCAATATGAAAGATTAATATATGATTCTATGAATCATTTATTTTATCAAAATTACACAAATTTGTTAAATACAGGATCTATAATGTTTAATATAGATACCTACCAATCAGCATCACAACAACGCCCTACAGCTTCTTATTTTGACTATAATACTAATCCATTATTTATTAACCAATTCCCAACAGGAGCTGGAGCTTCTATAAGAGTATTATCTATTAATCAAGATTTATATGGTTCTAAAGTATTACCTACTAGTTTTAAATTAACGGCTTCATCTGATATTCTTATAAGAGATGATGGAAATGGAAATTTATATAATGTAGCAGGAGCTCAAAACCAATATATAGATCTTAACTATGTAACAATAGTTTATTTTTCCTCAGGTAGTATAATACCGGTGGGAGCTGAATTTGTAGGTAATATATTTTATGCTCATGGAATAGCAGTTATTACTAATTCGGATTATCAAGGTATATTCCCATACCCACCACTAGCAATATCTGATTCTAGAACCTATACTGTATATAATAGTCCTTATAATCCAACACATTCTATAGATATATTAAGTAATGATTTTGCTCGAACAGGAATATTACTAACAGGATCTGTAGTATTATCTGGAAGCAAGGCTTCATACTATACAGTAAATTCTAATGGAACCTTAACACTAAGTAGCTCAGCAAAATACCCAGGAGACTATAGTGTATATTATACAGTAAATAATTCATTTAATAATGGAACAAGTAGTTTAACTAGTAATAAAGCATTATTAAATGTAAATTTAGTTGCTTCTACTGCTTCTTGTATTTTATATCAATTTAGTGGATCTAGTGTAGGAGCGGCATTTACTTATGTAACATGTAGTAGCGCTTTTGAACAAAATGAAACAGTAGGACAAAACATTATTACAAGATGCATTAAGGCTACTGAAATTCCTTCTATACTTACCGGAACAGGAGGAATCACAATAATATCAGGATGTTAAAACTAAGATACAATGCCAACTAATACAGGATCATATAGTCTATCATTTCAAAATGAACATATCATTTATGAAAATGAAGTACGCTGTATTGTAAAAGAAAGTGAATATAATTTATCATATAACCCTTCTTTACAATCAGATAATAGTGGTTCATTATATGGATTTGCAACTAGTGCTTCTTTTAATCCATATGTTACAACAATAGGATTATACAATGATGAAAATGATTTATTAATGGTAGCTAAATTAGCTAAACCAATAATGATATCACCTAATACTGATATGACATTTATTGTCAAATACGATACATAAAAATAATAATATGAATTGGTTACATTACGAAGATGATGGTTCTGAAGTTGAATTAAATGATAATTTTGATATTGATGGTTGTTTTGGATTTGTATATAAAGTTACAAACACGGAAACAGGAAAAATATATATTGGTAAAAAATCATTCTTTCATAATAAAAAGAAAAAACTTACTAAAAAAGAATTAGCGGAACAACCCGTAACACGTGGTCGTAAATTAACTACTAAAGTTGAACAAGTCGATAGTGGTTGGCGTGATTATTATGGTTCATCTAAAGAACTAATAGCTGATATTAAGTTGCTAGGCAAAGATAAATTTCATAGAATTATATTAGATTTTTGTGATACTAAAAAGCAACTAACATACTCAGAAATATTTCATCAAATGCTCCACCGTGTATTATTCATTGATAGCTATAACGATAATATCTTAGGTAAATTCTACCGTAGAGATTTTGTTGAGGCAGAATAATCTTCTTATATTAACAGCATGGAAAATGCTGCTCTCTTAATTTTATTGGAGTCCGTTTTAGGTAAAGGACAAAAAACAAGTAAAGGTAATTATTCCTTTAAGTGTCCGTTCTGCTCACACCATAAAAATAAAATGGAAATTAATTCCATTACTACTGCTAAAAAAGAAAATCCATGGCATTGCTGGGTATGTGAAGCTAAAGGTAAAACAATTAAATCATTATTTAAACAAATTAAGGTACCTGATAATAAATTAGCAGAGCTAAATATGATTGTCGTACCGAGTAAAAATGAACAGATTGTAACTAGTACATTACTAGAATTACCTAAAGAATTTATCTCACTATTCGATATAACTCAATTAGATAGACTAACACAAATTGAAGCTAAACATGCTTTAAAATTTCTACGTAAACGCGGTTTAACATTAGATGATATTGTTAAATACAATATTGGATTCTGCAAAGACGGAAAATATGGACAGCGTGTAATTATTCCATCATACGATGAATTTGGGTCCCTAAATTATTTTATAGCGCGCGATTATACTGAACAACAGCCTCAAAAATATAAGAATCCACCTGTTGACGCTAAATCGGCAATTGGTTGGGAATTATATATAAATTGGGATGCTCCTATTATACTTGTTGAAGGTATGTTTGATGCATTAACAATTAAACGTAATGTTATACCACTATTCGGTAAATTAATTCATGAGAAACTAATGAAAAAGTTAGTTGCCTCTAGCGTTAATAGAATATATATTGCACTTGATCCTGATGCTATTAAAAATGCACTTAAATACTGTGAACAACTAATGGCTTATGGTAAAGAAATGTACTTGGTAGAATTAACAGGTAAAGATGCAAATGAAATTGGATTTGAGCAATTTTTAAATACAATTGAAAATACCCAACCTCTGAATTTCCAGAGCTTACTAATGAAAAAAATTAACCAATGATAGACAGAAATGCAAATGTCATAAAAGACAATAAAATAAAGCGTATTGTAGAGTACAGTGCGGACAATAAACAAATAAACGTATTAGATCAACGTTTTTATAGACGTAATGATGAATATTATCCTTCTGTTAGTAGTATATTAAACTACTTCCCCAAAAATCAGTTCTTTCATTCTTGGCTTAAAGATGTAGGACATAATGCCGATATTATTGCTTCTAAAGCAGCGGCTGAAGGTACACAAGTTCACAACGCAATTGAAGACTTTTTAAACGGCAAAGAAATAGAATGGTTAGACGAGTACGGAACAGCTAAATATTCATTAGACGTTTGGAAGATGATCCTTAAATTCGCAGATTTTTGGAATACACATAAACCAGAGTTAGTAGCTACAGAATACCATTTATTTTCAGATGCTCACAAATATGCAGGTACAAATGATATAGTTTGTCGTCTTAATGGCAAATTATGGTTAATTGATATTAAAACATCAAATTCATTACATACCAGTTACGATCTACAATTAGCAGCATATGCTAAAGCATGGGGTGAAACACATAATGAACAAATTGAAGAAACCGGTATACTATGGTTAAAAGCAGCTACACGTGGCACAGCTAAAGATAAAGTGCAAGGTGCTGGATGGCAACTTAAAACAATTAGTGACATTGATAATAATTTTCAAATGTTTTTAAAGATATACGATGTATATAAGCTTGAAAATCCTGATGCTAAACCACATACTGAAACATTGCCTACCACGATTAAGCTAAATAGTTAAATATTTATTGATATATTATCTATAAATTATGGCAATTTTTGACAAACAATGGTGGACCGAAGCGTTACAACTACACGAATCTCCCCCAATAGAATTTGAAACAGACGATTACGAAGCATACGTTAATCAACATAGGGATGTAATAGAAAAAGCAGCCGCTGTATTTAATCTACCCATTCCAGATATGATGTTAGCATTTGTTGGGGGAGAAGAAGTAGTACTATCTGATGATATATGGTCTAAATTAGAAAATAGTAAATCATATAAAATAAAATCCTTAGATGATGCTATTCAATACTCCTTAAAAAAAGGTATTGATCCTAAACCATATATAGATTTTATTAAAGAAGGTAAAGTATTACCTTTACCTATGGTATTATGTTATGGACAAGATAAGTATTATTTAGTAGGGGGTGAAGTTATTTTATCATTATATAAAGCATTAGGAGCAATACCTACTGTATTACAGGGTACATTGAATTTACAAACTAAACAATTACATCAGCCTACTTCTCTTGGAGAAGATTTAAATAGTATAAAAGAAACACACGCTGATATAGTAAAAACATTTGTTGAATTTGCTGTTAAAGAATTAGGATTACAAACACCACCAACAGATATAACTTTATCATACGATACGGACCAAGCTAAAAATGACCATTCATTTGGACATTTTGATCCATCAAATGGTAAAATATGGGTGTATGTTAAAGATAGAAATACAGCTGATTTTTTAAGAACATTAGCTCATGAATTAGTACATCGTAAACAAGCTGAAGATAATAGACTAGAACCAAATAGCGGTGAAACAGGTAGTGATATTGAGAATGAAGCAAATGCTCAAGCTGGTGTATTATTAAGAAAATTTGGTAAGCAACACGAAGATATATACGAGACTTTAAAAGAGGGAATGTATGGCGATTATTTATTTGGTGATCAAAAATCTGGAGTAGCTATAGGATGGTATCCTGAAGAAAAAGAAGAAGATACTCCGGCTGAACAAGCATTATTTGATTTACTAAAACAATATGCTGATTCTGAAGCAGAAACATATTCTACTATTAACTTAGATTCTTTAGTCCCTACATTTAAAAAATTAAAAAAACAATACCCAGATATAGCTACAGCAGATGTAAGTGGAGACACATACATTTATAGAGGTACAGCTATACCTGAAGATAAAATAGCAGAATTAGAAACAAATTCTGAAACAGAATCCTTCAATCAGGGTGTTATAATTCCAAATCAAACATATAGTTCAAGACGCAAAGTACAATCATGGAGTACTAACTATTTTAACGCAGCTACATTTGCTATGAGTACAGCTGAACGTAAAGGAGGAATACCCGTAGTAATGAGAACTAAAGCAAGCAACGCTGAGTTATTTTTTAATCCAAAATTCATGGATAAATTAAGTACTCAACTAGAAGACGAAACATTTAACATTACTAATCCTATACCAGTAGATATGATGGTAATAGAAGAATATAGAGACGAATTTGAAGATATAGAATCAGGTTATTTACACACAAAATAAAATAAAGTTATGAGCGATAATTTGCTTAAAAAAGAATTTAAAACGCGTGACGTACAACGTATGCGTAATATTATTACCAAAAAATCAGGTGATAAAACGGGTGTACAAATTGGATATACTGCTGAATATGTTGAACGCAAAGAAGGTGATGTATGGGAAGTAGATGGTAAACAATGGACTATTAAAAATGGTATTAAGCAAACTACTACTAAATTAGACGGTATTAGAAAACGTATTAATATGCCATTAACGTGTCCTAAATGTAAACAGGCAATGACTAATCGTTTAGATAAAGTAATGTATCCTATACATAGTACTTGTTTTGATTGTGTTGTTACATATGAAACTGAATTGAAACGTTTAGGTAAATTTGAAGAGTATCAATTAAATATGAATAAACAGGGTTTATCATATCATTTAAAAGAAATGGAAAGTGTGTTACTTGAATTATTAATGAATAATAGTGGTGAACAATATGTTACTGAAGCTGGAGATATTGAGGAATGGAAAGGTAAAAGTTTAGATAATCAATTTATAAAGGATATACAAGAATATATTCAAAAAATTAAAGATACATTAAACTCTTAATATTTATTAGTAAATATACATGTTTAAATTAATAGATCTACTAGAAGATAAACAACCAGAACCACTTCAGTTTCCAGATGGTTTTAAACCAGCTAAAAAGGTACCTGAAGGTGGTGCAATGTGTGCTAATTGTGCTAAATGGAATAAAGAAACACAATTATGTGAAGGTCAATATTATATTGATTGGAACGGAAACGGCGAAATACCAACTGAACCAACTAAATATGTTTGTATTTGGTGGGTACCTCAAAATAAATAATAATGATTAAATTATCCGAAATACTAAATGAAAAATCGCCATGCTGGAAGGGCTATAAGCAAATAGGCATGAAAGAAAAAGACGGTAAACAAGTACCAAACTGTGTTCCTATTAAAGAAGAATTAAATGAAAATGAAATAGATTATTATATAGATAAAAACGGAAATAGACTTCAAGTTATTGACGCAAACTATCTACAATACCCAGGCCACGTAGTAGTAAAATACGATAACGGCGAACCAGTAGAATATAAAGGTAATTTTGAAGCAGATTTAAAAACAGGTATTATTAAGCGCTTAGATAGTGAAATTAATGAAGCATTTTTTATTGGTGAAGATAAAACTATTGAATGTGAAAAATGTGGATGGAGATGGAAATTAAAAGATGGTGGGGCTAATCCATATCTTTGCCATAAATGTAATTATGATAATAGCTACAGATACAATGGTGAAATAGATGAATATGATGTTGATGAAGATAATATAGATGAAGTAAAAGATTTTATTAAGTTTATAAAAGAATATAAACAATACTTATCTGAAGCATCATGTGATTGTATAATGGAAGCTGAATATCATGGCCGTAAAGTAGCGTTAGGTAAACCAATGCAGGGTGATATTAAGAAATTTAAAGTATACGTTAAAAATAACAAAGGTAAAGTTGTAAAGGTTAATTTTGGGGCACACGGAATGAATATTAAACGTAATAATCCAAAACGCCGTAACGCATACCGTAAAAGACATCACTGTGATAAACCAGGACCACGCTGGAAAGCTAATTATTGGTCTTGTAGAAAATGGTAAAATAATATGACCCCGATTAACAAATTTATACTACACGTAGTACACAATTGGACAAATGAGTTAAATGAAGCTTATACTGAAAAAGCTGTAAGTGACTTTATTAAGAAATTTAGCGAAGAAGCTGATGATCTTAATATAGCTATATCAGAACCTCAATTAAGAAAATATATTGAGCGCTTTGATACAATAAAAAATTCACCTAAAATTACTGAAAAAGATTTAAATAAATGGTCTTTATCTAAATTAATTAGATTAGTTACCTCTACTAAAGGAGCCGAAGTTCCTGAAGAAATAGAAACTACCCCTGACGTTGTATACAACCAGGATGGCTTAGTTATATATAATGGTTCTAAAGAAGGAAACTGTTTAACTTATGGTAGAGGTGAAAGTTGGTGTATTACTAGAGGATCCTTTGGTAACTATCGCTACGATGCAGGTAGAAAAAATCCAACATTTTATTTAGTAAAAGATAATAATTTATCTGATAGTGACCGCAAAAGTTTCTTTGTTGTTGTAGTAGGCAGTGATAATACATATAAAGTATCAGACAGATCAAATAATGATGTCGGTGGTAGAGGTACAGAATGGGAAAGATGGGAATCATGGCCATTTGTTGAACAAAATTTCCCATCAGTTAGAGGATTAAGAAGCACATTTAAATATATTCCTCTATCGTCTGCAGAAAAAATGAATCAGTCCTATAAAAATAGTGCTATTCCTATTAGGGAATTTATAAAATTTCCTTATTCTGTTAAAGAACAATACTTAGTTGTTAGAAAAGGTAAAGAATTATTTAAAGATGTTAGTACAAATGAATTTGTTGAAAAATATCTTCCTCAATATCCACAATTAGCTACATTTATTTCAACTAATGCTGGTATTATACCTAATGAAATTTTAATAAAACATTTAGATAAGTTTTCTAATCAAGATACAAGATCTATTGTATCTAATATGAGAGAGAAAGTTAAAATTGACCTTCTATCTTCTGAAACTGTTCCATTTGATGTTAAAAAGTTATTAATATTAGTAGATAAATGGGATGTACCATCTAATGAAAGATTATATACTACTAAAGATGGTAATGCTATTGTTAAATTAAAATTTGGAGATGAAATATCTGTAGGTGTATATACGGCAGAAGATGATTATCCAAACATTAAATTAAATCAACGTACAGCAAAATATTTACTTGATTATCCTAAATTAGATGAATTACCATTTAATAGTTTACTTAAATTAGCTGCTGATGGTGTTGTAAATAAAGAATTTATTACTAAAGTTATTGAGAAAGCTAAATCAGAAGAAAATTCAGCTATTATAGTTAAAAAAGCAGAAGATGGTGAAATATTAGTTGATGCTAATTCATTCTCATCATATAAAATAAAAGATGGTAATATAACTAAAATACCATTTACTGATGAAGAAGTACAAACAGCTTTAGGTGAAGAAAAAGATAATACTGCTTTTCAACAAGGCGCTGTTAATATAGTCAAACAATCATTAGAAGACTATGAAAATATTTCTCCAACTATTGATAAAGATGCCTTTGTATCTATTGTAAAGTCAACTCCATATGACAGGAGAACATTTACCACTAGTAATACAAACGGACAACAAATACTTCTTGTACCTGATGGAGAAAGTAGATTTGCTCTATTTACAAGAAATACACAAGAATTGTATAACTTCTCTACTGACCAGGACTATGGTAATAGAGGTGATTGGAGAGTAAGAGATAATAGTGATTGGATGGATGAAGGAGCATGGAGATCATATTTCACTTACTTAAGAAATGAAAATAAGTTTTATGAAGGAAGTAGATTACAACAGTGGTTTAGAGGAGCATATACTAATCAAGAATGTCGTAAAGCATGGTTTAAAGCTAATCCACCACTTTCACCAACAGATCAATATGCTGTTGCC